GAAGGTCAGGCGTCGATTCACAGGTGACCGACGGAAGTTCTCGATCGAGATCGACCTCAGGCGCTCCGAACTCGCGATCTTCGACGAGTGGTTCCTGAACAACTCGACCGGCGCTGGCGGCGGATCACGATCCTTCTCGTGGAAACTCCCGAGGACTGGCGCTACGGCTGACTTCAGATTCCTATCGGTCCCGGTCTATCGACCGAGGTCACCACGTGGAGACGGTACTGAGTGGTGGATCGTCTCGTTCGATGTGGAATGCCTCCCCGGGACGGACTCTTCGATCCCCCCCCCGGGGGGCGGGACGGATCCACCCTGTGGCGGCGGCTGGCCCGTCTTGTTGGTGAGGCTTGGAGACGAGTTCTCTACGCTCGTCGAGGAAGACGGGAGGGTCGAAGAGGCGATCGTCTTCGGGACCGTCTTCGAGGCTGACGCGGTTCCTCCGGTCCTGCTCTTGGAGATCGTCACGAAGAACTACGGGATCGAGTGGGAGAACGTCGAGTTCGAAGACGATGCGGTCTTCTATGGACCGTCCTATACCTCGTCCTCCGTGACGACTCCGGGATCCCAGTCTACTGTTGTCGGCGGCGGATTTGATTCGTAACACCACCATCTCCACGGAGATCACGCAATGGCAGGTACTAAGGGAACTCTGACTACATCGTCTGCAATCTCGACCGGCACGACGACAAAGACGATTCTTCAGCACACTTCACCGGCTTCGGTCGCGACCGTCGTCAAGAGGGCGTCTATCTCGTTCGACGGAAACTCGCCAACCGCGAACAAGATCCTCGTCCAACTCGTCAGGTCAGCGACTGGCGGGACGGGGACGTCGAGGAACCCGGTGAAGGTCAATGCATCCGACTCGGAGACAATCCAGTCGACGGGCAAGGAAAACTTCTCGGTGGAACCATCAGGAGGGACGGTCGTCTTCGAGGAACTCGTCCACCCTCAGGGCGGTTACACGGCTCCAGAAGAGATCAAGGTCAAGGCGGGGGAGACGCTCGGCTTCGTCGTCCTCGCACCGGCTGCGGTCAACTGCCGCGCGAGGTTCCTCTTCGACGAATAATCGAGGAGTTCGGCGATGCCTCGTTCCCTCTCTTCGGTCGCGAAGCAAGCGATCTTTGCTCAACAGACCAGCGAGGTCTTCGTCGTCCTTCTCGATCTCGAACATCCGAACTTCGCTGGAACGATCCGGGTTTGTTCGAACGATCTCTCGGTCTCGTCGCGGGGAAATACCTACGTTCCGTTCCCGTTTGAGATCATTCTCCCTGACGAATCTGAAGACGCTGTCCCACGGGTGACGCTAAGGATCGACAACGTCGACCGGCGGATCGTCTCCGAACTTCGATCGGTCGTAACGAACGTACCGGTGACGGTACGGATGACTGTCGTCTTAGCGTCCTCTCCGGACACGATCGAAGTCGGCCCGATGGAGTTCTCACTTCGTGACGTCGAGTTCACGGCGTCTTCGGTCGAGGGCACGCTTCTCTACGAGGACGTTCTGAACGAGTCCTACCCGGCGGACTCTTTCACCCCATCACGTTTCCCGGGTCTCTTCTAGTCGCTCGATGAACCGACTCCCACCCAACCCCCCAGCGTGGGTCTCGACCTACCTCTCGATCCCATTCCGGGAGAAGGGTCGGTCGACCGACGGCGTCGACTGTTGGGGACTGGTTCGGCTTGTCTACGCAGAGAGGTTCGGGGTCTCACTTCCCGACCTATCCGACCGCTATACGGCGTCCGATGACGGACCAGTCGTTGAGGGCGTCCTGACGTCAGAAGCGGCTCCCGGGGGATCGTGGAGGCTCCGGGATGGGTCTCCGATGGAGATTGGGGATGTCGGTGTCTTCCGGATCCGTGGACTCCCATCCCACGTCGGGGTAGCGGTCTCGGAGGGGCGGTTTCTCCATTCCCTCCGGGGGGTCGGAACGGCTATCGAGGACTGGTCGTCTCCGGTGTGGAAGCACAGGCTCGTCGGTTGGTACTCGTTTGTCGGTCCAGTCGAGTTACGGACCCGGCGGTCGATATTCGAATCGGTTCCTGGGCGAATCGAACTGCCTGAGGGGGGGACGATCGAGGACATGGTCAGGGCGGGAGGGATCGACCCTGAGACACCGGGCGTCTGCGTCTTCCTCGGGGACCGGCTTGTTCCACGTGGAACGTGGAGGCACGTCAGGCCCAAGGCTGGTCGGAGGGTAACGGTCGGGGTCGTGCCCGAGGGCGGTCAGGGCGGTGGGAAGACGATCGCGCGAGTCCTGATGGTTATCGCGGTCATCGTCGCATCGGTTTACCTCGGTCCTCAGACGGCGGTTGCGCTCGGCTACACGGCGACTGGATCGGCGGCGGCGATCTCGACTGCGGTCATCGGACTTGCGGGAACCCTCGCGGTCAACTCCCTGATCCCTCCCCCGAGGCCAGAACTCTCGGGCGCTGGAGACGGCTCGTCGAGGATCTCTCCGACGATCACGGGCGGGCGAAATGACGTCCGGCGGTACGCGCCGATCCCAGTGATCTTCGGGATTCATCGGGTCGTCCCTCCATACGGGGCGCTCCCGTATACCGAGATCGTTGGTGACGACCAGTATCTCCGGTGTCTCTTCGTGATCGGCTACGGCCCGCTCAACATCGAAGACCTCCGGATCGGAGAGACCTCGATCGACGAGTTCGACGGAGTCGAGTATCAGATCAGGAACGGTATCGCAGGCGAAGACCCGACGTCGATCTACCCCGGGACCGTTCACGAAGAGGCGTTGTCGATCCGCGTCTCGCAGACCTCGGGATGGATCCTTCGGACGACGCAGGACGAGACCGAAGAGATCTCGATCGACTTCGTATTCCCTCGTGGACTGGCGGTCGTCGAGTCCGACGGGACGAGGTCGACGAGGATCGTCACCTTAGAGGTAGAGTTCGCTCCGGCTGGATCTGGTGCGTGGACGGCGATCAACTCGACCTCACCGACGAACGAACGGACCCTCGACTACTTCTTCCGCACCCCAGAATGTCGTCTTCTCTCGACGGGTCGGAGGACTGCGACGAAGATCGAATGGTCTCGGAACGGTGTCTTTCCTGACGCGGCTCCGGCGGAGATCCTCGCGACGACGACCTCGTCCATCTCTTGGGAGGCGACGGGTTACATCCGCGTCCCGACGACGGGGGACTACGTCTTCGCGATCGACGCTTGCGATGCGGCGGATCTCCAAGTCGATGGGAGGACGGTCGCGACCTTCTACGGATCGCACCAGAGGACCGGCGCTCCGGACTACAACGCGCACCAGTCGGATGCGATCCGGCTGACGCGCGGAGACCACCCGTTCCGTTTCAGGGTCGAGGCGAGAGACGCGGCGTTCGCGGCGGCGGCTTTGGCGTGGAAGAAGCCCGGCGACTCGTCCTTCTCCGCGATCCCGGCGGAGAACTTCTTGTCGCGGTCCTCGATCGTGTCGCACAGGAACACCTACGCTCAGGGGTACCAGTTCCGCGTCTTCGATACTTCGGCGTTCGGGGGGGCGTCTCTCATCATCGGGGACGATCGGGTCGACGTCGTCCGTCGAGGTCTATCGTGGGCTGTACCTCGCGGGAAGTACGACGTTCGCGTCCGTAGGATAACGGTCGACTCGACCTCCGACCGGACGATCGACGAGGTTGTGTGGTCAGCGCTCCGCTCGATCAACGGAGACGATCCGATCCGCGTCCCGAACCTCGCGCGGGTAGCGCTCCGGATCAAAGCGACGGACCAACTGAACGGTGTCGTCGATAACTTCAACGTCCTCGCATCCTCCCTCATCCCCGACTACGACTCGTTCACAGGGGAATGGGTCGTCCGCGAGACGCAGAACCCGGCGTCCTTCTACCGCTCGATCCTCCAAGGTCCGGCGAACAAGAAGCCGATCCCGGACGCGAGGATCTCCCTCTCCGCGATCGAGGAGTGGCACAGGTCGAACGAGGTCAACGGCTTCGATGGGAACGTCGTCTTCGACTACGAAGGGACTCTCTTCGAGAGGCT